TTGTTGGCTTCCGGCACATCGGGCACCGTGCTAAAGTCAAACGGCGCAGCCGCGCCATCTTGGTCTGCTGTTGAGAAGACAATGTTGAGTTCGGCGTTGTCCACTGAGATCACGACCAATACCGCTAAAGTTTCGAACATCACCCATACCGGAGACGTTACCGATGCTAGCGGCGTGCTTAAAGTTACGAAGATTAACAATGTTGAGATGTCTTCGCTCGCGACGGGGATTGTTAAGAACACAACCGCAACAGGTGTCCCGTCTATTGCTATTGCTGCCGATTTTCCAACTCTAAACCAAAGCACGACAGGCACCGCCGCCAAAGCTACACACTTAGCTGGCGGCTCTACAGGCAGCATCCCGTATCAATCAGCAGCCGACACTACTGTATTGCTAGCAGGTGCTTCGGGCACTTTCCTTAAGTCCAACGGTGCAGCGGCTCCAACTTGGGTTAGCATTGCCAAAACGGATCTCAGTTCGACACTACAAACCGAGATCACAAACGCAGCAACTACTGCTGTTAACTCCACCAATGCTACTAACGCCACTAATCTTATCGGTGGTGGTGCTAGTTCAATACCATATCAGTCGAATGCTGGCGTTACGGCGATGTTGCCCACCGCCTCAAGTGGGTTCCTAAAAGCAAACGGAGCAGGTGCCCCCTCTTGGTCGGCTATAACTTTAAGCGATGTCGGAGGGACACTAAGTGCCGCCAGTGGTGGTACGGGTCAGTCACTCTATTCTATTGGGGATATCCTATACGCAAACTCTGATACAGCTCTGGCAAAGCTTCCGTCTGCTGCTACTGGAAATGTGCTTCTTTCTGGGGGTGTTACGGTTGCTCCATCTTATGGTAAAGTAGGTCTTACAACCCATGTATCTGGAATTCTCCCTCTTGCAAACGGCGGTACTGGCACTACGTCAGGCGTTTCGCTAGCCGATGCTAGTGGTGTCTTGCCTGTCGCGAACGGTGGTACTAATGTTACGACTTCAACGGGCACTGGATCAGTCGTGCTCTCAACCTCTCCTACCCTATTTACTCCAGTATTGGGTATTCCTGCAGCCGGAAGTATTCTCACCAACTGCACGGGCTTGCCGTTGACATCGGGAGTCTCAGGCGTATTGCCCGTTGTTAACGGTGGGACGGGGGTTAGTCAATCCGCTTATGGTGAACTTTACCTCACAACCATTATTGAAACTGCGATAGCAACAGTGGATACCCCAACAAAAGTTAGTGGAACTACTACGGAGGGTCTTCTGTCTAATTTCTCGCATTCTAATGGTCGTTTAACATATACAGGAACAGCAACCCGCAAGTTTTATGTGAGTGTGTCCCTTAGTTTTCACGGAACCAATGGGACTGAATATTCTTTTTCTATTGCAAAAGATGCCATCCCAATAGCTTCATCGAAGCTCCAAGCAACAGGTTCGGCGGCTAATGTATTAGCTCACGTCTCAAGTCAATGTATTATCGAACTTCTACCGACCGAGTTTATTGAGGTGTTTGTTGAGAATGTAGTTAATGGTGATGAAGTAACTGTAGATCAAATGAATGTTAGTGTGTTTCCTCTAGTGTAATATGCCAGTCTCCCAATTACCCCAAGCTCCTTTTAGACAAGATCGTCGGATTTATCCAACGCCCGATAGCGGCGACGTATTGTTTAGTCAGGTAAAAGATTGCAGCCGCTCCGATATCCCTGCATACGGAACCCCACATCCTGATTCCGCCAAGTGGCCTTACCATAAACTTGTCTTTGTTAAGACTGTCGATATTGAACGCGACGGAATTTTTGAGTTTTTCTACGCAGCGGACAGAGAAGAACAAGACAGGTACAACTTTTCTTTTGGCTACCGCAACATTATTGGTAACGTCGGTGGTCGTGAGTTTCGTGTAGTAACACGAACCTATTTAACTCTAAGGTCTGAGTTCGATCCGCTGTTTCCTGCGTTCAAGACCCCAATGCCAGAAGTGCCGGAGAGCACATTTGATGGCATTAACTATTTGTTCTTCGACAAGAAGCAAGCCAAGAGCGAGCCGGAACTGGATTCTCTTTATGTTATCGAGGAACGTAACTATGTAGAGGAGAGCTTTTTAGATTTAAAGCTGAGCCACGGAGCACAAAAACCGGAAGTCGTACCGGAAAAGTTCCGTAGTATTCTCCCTACTGTGTCGGTAGAATACATCGAGGAGGGCCTTGCATCCGCGCCAACCCTAGCTAGCGATGAGCTTTCAGTCACCGAAGACCAGCTTAACCCAAGTGTTAAACTGGTTAAGAGGGCTAAAAGAGCCGAATTAGTTCTCCCAGTTAATTTACCGAATGGGCAGCTTATTGTGAATGACTATGGTGGCGTCGTAGCTACCCGAAAAGAATCTCTTGTAGAAGACGGCGAAACTACTGAATCCGGCTACGGTATTCTTGATAGTTCTGTTTCGGTTCTAGGTAATGGGCAGAGCGTTAAAGTAACCATCGAAGCACCAAAAGACGCTAATGGTAATGTTCTGTTTCCTACAATTTACGGGGCGCAGATAGACAGTCGATATGGGGTTCCTCTTGCTTTCTCTTCCAGCATAATCCCATCAAACTCTGAAAGTGGCGGTCTTTATTACGGTGCTGATGGGTCTTTTGGGTCCGTTGATATCCAACCCAAAGATCAATGGCACTCTACTCGTAGCACGACGTATCTACAATCACTACCAGCACCACAAGTATGGTTTGGCTTACGCCGAGAAAACTTACCTGAAGTTCTATTAAGTATTGATGTAATCGGTTTAGAGCGGTATGTAGCGGTTCCCACATGGAAGCGCGTGCCTGATGGGCCCTTAAAATCCAGAACAACGCGATCATTCACACACGGACCACCCCCCGATGTTGATTCTGCAAACACCCGCACTGTATGGGCCTCAGAAGCTTTTCAAGCTGTTATTGAGTACACTTCAAAGAGCACATCGATAAGTGAGTCTAGTAATAGTGGTACGTCTAAGGGTTCCTCTGTAAACTCGTCGAGGAGCATATCGAGTAGTTCGTCCACCTCTAGGTCCACAAGCACTTCCGAAAGCGAAACAAAAGGAACGTCAAAGAGCAGCGGCACTTCAGAACAGAGCGGAACAAGTACATCGAGCGGCACTTCGACCCAGAGCGGAACAAGTACATCGAGCGGCACTTCGACCCAACAGGGAACCAGTACGTCGAGTGGCAGTTCGACCCAACAGGGAACCAGTACGTCGAGCGGCAGTTCGTCCCAAAGCGGAAGCAGTTCGTCGAGCGGCAGTTCGTCCCAAAGCGGAACCAGTTCATCGAGCGGCACTTCGTCTCAGAGCGGAACCAGTTCATCGAGCGGCTATTCTTACAGTGTGTCTGCTTCGAATGGCAGTGGGGTAACCCGATCTTCGGTCCAAACAAATAGAGACGGCGGGTACGTCTGGAACAGTACGCCAGAGGTATCTAGAAAAGAAACAGTAGATAGCAGAAAAGAAAACTCATCAAATGATGGTAACAATGGTTCTTCTGCAAGAAGTTCATCGAGCGGCACTCAGACTCAGAGCGGAACCAGTTCATCGAGCAGCACTTCGTCTCAGAGCGGAACAAGTACATCGAGCGGCACTTCGTCTCAGAGCGGAACCAGTTCATCGAGCGGCACTTCGTCTCAGAGCGGAACCAGTACATCGAGCGGCACTTCGACCCAGAGCGGAACAAGTACATCGAGCGGCACTTCGACCCAGAGCGGAACCAGTTCATCGAGCGGCTCTTCGACCCAAGAGGGGCAGAACGAATCAATCAGTAGCTCAAAAGGTAAAAGCACTTCAGTTAATGACGGTGAGTCAGAATCAGATACGCAATCAAATAACGAATCTACATCTATATCTGAGTCTGAGAATAGGTCGCGATCAGTAACTACAAGCACTAGCTTTTTTACTTTATCCATCCCTAAGTGTTTAAGAGAAGAAATAAACGTGTCTCTTCCTTCGGGAGAGAAAGTGGTTATCCCCGCGACAACACCAACCACGCTTGATGGTTGGATCGAAGTGGCTCGCCAGTCCGAGCACTGGAGACACGGTATATGGGTCACAGAATTAATCGAAGTTTACGTTTAACTTTATGGCAACTACTCTTGGAATCATAACACCGGATAATACGGCCCCTGCGTCTGGGGGTATTGGATCATCAGCGGGCGGCAGTATGCCCACTAGTGGTCAAGGGCTACAGCCAAACATAAACAGTGGCAACACCAATACTACTGGCAATATTTCTTCATTATCTAAAGACGATGTGTCACAAGTAATGTTTGATTTACTTAAAAATACCTCGATCAATGGGGTATACCCAACGGTTTCTGGGGGAAACATGGATTACTCATTATCTACAGGGTCTAAGGCATCAGATGAATGGGCTAAACAAAATTGGCAGGGCACACCCCCTCCGGTACCGCAAATTGAAGAGCCTAGTATTCAAAGGGGGGCTTACAATCAAACAGACGCACCGCCACCGACGGGCGCACCACCACCACCACCACCGACGGGCGCACCCCCTCCGGTACCGCAAATTGAAGAGCCTAGTATTCAAAGGGGGGCTTACAATCAAACAGACGCCAAGTCTAGTTCTACTGTAGAGAATGGTAAGGTTGATCCTGCCTCGTCCGATTCTAGTTCTGTTTCAGACAGTAAGCTAGCCGCCTCTGACTCGCGGGCTGCTCGTTCTAACGAGTCGGAGCAGGGTGTTAAGAACCCCGAAAGTAACGAGATATCTCGACGCGCAGGAAATGAAAGAGCGTCATCGATGGTGAGCCAAACCCCGTTGTTGCTTTTTTCGGCGGACAAGCAGAGTGCGATGGTCGTGTATGTCCAAGACTCAAACACAATCAGTGTTGACCCAGACCCAGAAGACCGTTACCCAGAAGAGATAAGAGATTCGCTGTCGGGAGAAACAATAACAGAAGACGATTATTTTGTTTCCGGCATACCTATAGACTTTTATTGCATCAAAGATAATGAATATGGGTACATCACGTTATCTGCAATGACCAAATTTAAAAAGTTTGAAGAGTAATAGAGTTTATGTCGATCCCTTTAGAAAAACGCGATCCTAGTTTTATAATCGTAGCCCCAAAGGGCGAACAGTATTCTTCTATAACCGATGAGGAGTTTGATATCATTAAGGCCAACTTTAAAGCCTTTAGAGAAATAACATTTGAACAATATTGTGACTGGGCACACATCGGGAATACAGTTATAGGCAAAAGTGTAAGAACAGGAATCCTTCCTCACGACATTTCGGCAAATCTAAAACGATATAAATCCGTCAAGGTTTTTGAGGCAGGTGGCGGCGGGTCGGGAGAGGACGTGCCACTAGATTTTAATAGCTTTTATGCGGGGCAGCTTTCAGCCACCTGTCCAAAAGGCATAAATTTCTTTAGACTATCGGGTCAAGATTTTATTGACTCACGGTTCGAAAATAGCGAAAGTTTTATTATCTCAAATGAAACCACTACTATCGCGACTAATATTAGAGAAATCCAACCTTTCTACCACCGAGATAAATTTTATATTGTATGGCGGTTTAAGCCCACTTGGGAAACTAACCGCATTGTTTTTTCTTTCGACACATCTCCAACTTTACTAAGTTGGACAGAGACAAATCTGCGTTCAAATGGTACAACGTCCCATACGAGAACGTATAGTTACGAACTACAACCGAACTCGTAGCCTTAAATCCACCCTTGACACTGTTTCCCTAAACCACTAATATCCAATTATGCCCGCTGCAAATGTAAAATCTAAAAGGCAGGTCGCCTATTTGCTCTCTAAAGTTTCGCCTCTTTCCAGTAAGGAACAGGGCAAACTAAAGAAGGAGCTTCATACCGGAGCCGTCAAAGTCGCAAAGAAATAACCTAGTGAATCCCGTCCTCGTAAAGCCTAAAAGAGTTCCTTCTCCAGAAGAACTGCGTGCTGACCAATTCGGCTTTAAGCCAGATGAGGAAGAACCGATGCCTGAATATGAGAGTAAAGGTCTTGCTGATAAAGCCTTTGAGGTGATCCGTAGGCATGAAGGTTTTAGATCGAAGCCGTACCTCGACACCAATAAAAATTGGACGGTCGGGATCGGAACCCTAATCGGTAAAGGAACCGACGCTGATCTCAAAGCCAGTCCCTTTTTTGGGAAAGAGATTAATGAGGAAGCGGCCAAAGCTTTGGCTACTAAAGCCATTGCCGAGAAGATTACGTTGGCTAAGAGGCTCGTTGGGCCCGACACGTTTAGCGATTTCTCGCCAGAACTTCAGGCGCAATTGGTTTCTGGGGCGTATAGGGGGGACATTACTGGCTCACCTAAAGCTCTAAAATTACTCAGCCAGAATGACTTTGCCGGAGCCGCCCGCGAAGTCTTGGATAATGAGGAGTACCGAAAAGCGAAAGAAGCAAAGTCTGGTGTGGCTACGCGGATGGAAGAGATGGCTTCCGTAATTAAAAAAGAAAAACCCATGAGTTTTCAAAGTGCCGTGGAGGGTCGTTTTAACCAGTTGCCCGTAACGCAGTAAAGCCTCAACAAAAAAGAACCAATGCCCGCCTATACCCTTAGCCAACTTGCGCCGATGCTCAACTCATACGTTGAGCCTGATGGCGACTTTAAGTCCAGCCTAAATCAAGTGCTTTCCCGTATTTACAATATGGGGATCTATCGTGATCTTACTGTGCAGTATAGTTTGCCCGTAGTCGATGGCTGCGTCACCCTCCCAGACGACGCCGATTCGGTATTGCATACAATGGTTGACGGGTTTCCTGTTCCCGTTCGGTCCTTGTGGCATGACTTTAAATCCGTAGGCATCGGCAACCTTTCCAATAACGCCACCACCCAATGGGGTTTGATTGATGCTGGCTACGCCCCCACCAAACAGCTTTTTGCCGCGCCTGTAGAAGACCTGTACATCGTATCCGCATCCGGTTCCAGTATCGCCCACACCTTTTCACCGGACGACGGCAGCGTAATCGAAGTAGTCGGTAGCGACGGAGACCAATTTTATACTGGGGTTTTGCTTACAGGCCCATACCGTATCAATTTTGATACGCCCGTTACAAGCATTGTGAGTGTTCGGTATGACAGCCTGACCGGATCTTTTGACCTCCGCACAACGGCTTTAGAGAGCAATACCACTATTGCAACAATCGGTCCAGACAGCGGCGTAACCCGTTACCGCCGATTCAGAATCAATGGGGCTACCGATGGTCAGACCGTAGTGCATGTGCTTTGCAAGCGGGCATTCCAGCTTTTGCGTAACGACAATGAAATTGTGCACGTAGGCAATATCGGCGCAATCAAGCAAGGACTCTTAGGTCGCCTGATGGAGGACAACGCCGACATTGAGCGAGCCCAATACCATTGGAACCAGTGTATGCTTTTAATGGAGGAAGAAGCTAACTCCAGTAGGGGGGCAGCTATCCCGCGACTCAATATCGATCCGTATGGGACTGGATCGCAAAGTCGCCTGTATCAACTTTACTAATGAAAGTCATCACACCCTCGGACGCGAACCGTAAACAGGCGCGTCTTGAGGCTAAACAAATGGGGGTCTTGTATAAGTCAATTACAAGAGGAGCAGGCAATGAGATCGGCATGATGGGTGAAATCCTTGTGCAAGAGATCATTGGCGGGGAGCGTGTCGGTGCTGTTAATCCAGCTTACGATATTATGCTGCCCAACAAAATAACTATTGATGTCAAGACCACAAAAGCCGCAGCCGTCCCCGAACCCCATTATGTTGCCCGTGTGTACGGTAGCGAGGCCAATAAGGAAAAGCTGTGTAGCAAATGTAATGTTTACTATTTCGTTAGGTGTAACCAACAAATGACTTTGGCTACTATTATCGGTTGGATGCCTGCCCGTGAGTTTATTGAGCGTGCAGTGTTCCTACCAAAAGGCAACGTGGACCCCAGCGATGGAAAACTTTCCTTTGCTGATGAGTTCACGTTGCCAATCTCGGAGCTTTATCCGCCAACGCTTAAGTTGACGAAGAAGCGTATTGCGATTTAGAAGTCGTCGCCCTTGTCGATATCGAAGTCCTTAGACAGATCGATCTCCCATACTTTACCCCCACCGTCACCCCTGCTTCGGACGGGTCGAATACCTTTGTTGTGCTTGCTGACCTCCTCAAGGACCGTCATGCCCCTACGCACAAACTCAAGGTTGTTGCTGTTGCCGACGCTACGGCCACCGTTTGATTCGTGCAGGACGACAGTGAACTCGGTAAGCGTGCCACGCCATTTGGGTCTTTCGGTATACTCACGGACCTTCTTAGCGAAGAACTCCACCATTTCAGCAATCGCTGAACGTGAGCTATTGTCATAGGCCGCTGCTTCAATAAACGAGTCGATGTAGGTTTTGACCCCGAAGCGACTTGAATCCTTAACCTCAAGCGGAGCTTTCCAATCAATAAGCCACTTAAGGAAGTAGGGCAACTCTGTGGCAATTGTGCTTTCGACAAAGTCGTTTGACCCAAACTTTACCTTGTGCCCGCCACTGATACGCAACGCAATGATCTTGTCTCGGTTGCTGCTATCCAATGACGGCAGTGCAGCAAGGGAGTTTGCGTCGAGGTTAAGAGACATCATGACGCGACCGGACCACGGCAGCGGGATAGCGTCCGCATACTTAGCGTGATACTCAAGCCTAGGATTGGCTACGCAACGCTTCGTAAGTTCCACGAATTTACGCTGGTCTGCATAGGTTGCCGCAGCAGTTTGGTCGTCGATAACCCAAGCAGCAGAGCCGCAGAGATCGCGGTTGAAGTTTGTTTTGCCCGACAAGTAATCCGAAGCATCACTAAACCCGCCGACTGAGGCACCAATAATCTTGTTGGTCAGTAGCGTCTTGCCGTGCCCCGTTGGCCCCAATAGGATAAACAGTTGTCCTTGGTCGAGCCGATGGTTAAGGATAGCCAAATAGAGCCGCTGATACCATGCAAGGAAGTAGGGTAGCGTCGAGTTTCCGTTGTCATCATCCGCGAAGAACGGGATTACGAACTGGTGAATCCAAGGCCAGTTGGCTGGATCTCCGTTGTCCGCAGGTTGAACCGGAACAGCCCTACAGTTATTGAGGATCTTGCGACCGTTGAAGCAGACCACGCGGTCCTTTGAGAACACAACTGGTGCGACTTCCTCGACACGGCAATCATTTGAGATAGAGAGGATAGCCTGCTCAATCTCGGTGATCGTCTGGTTCTTCTTCATCTTAGGGCAGAAACCAGCCTTTCGTAGTTCCAGAATAAGCTGATCTTTTGGGATAGCTACCGGACTACCGTCAAGGAGTTTGTAATAGTTCTTACCATTAAACCAGTATTGGTTAATAAGGTGAGACAGTTTCTTCTCCTCAAACTGGTCGAGGAACTTCTTGCCCAAGATTTCACGCCATGATGCGAACCCTTTTCCGGCACGGTCAGAATAGCAGATCATGCCGTCTTCTCGAACCTGACAGCCGTCACGGTCGATGCCATCATCAATCCAGAATAGCGGACCCCTTGCACCGACTACGAAATCACCCTTCCATCTATTTGGGAACTTACGTAAGACTTCGGCAGCGATATCATCAAGCGGAACATTCGTATCCGATGTCCTAATCGGCGTATCATTTGCGGCTTTAAGTAAGATTGTTCGGGCAAAGTTAATCGGGATCTGGTCTCCGATCTTAGTCCAATTAGTCCCGATCTCAAAGTACTGAGACGGCTTGAGGCTTGTCTTATCAAACCCGCCTAAGAGCATCGAAGCTTTCAGGGCATCGCAGAGCCGCTTCAAGAAAGCGGGCGCAATATCTGGCGCGATAGGAAGCGGTGAGTCGAACTCCCATACGAGGCGCACGAAACCGGAATAGGTTTTGGACCTCCATGTTGGCATGGGTGATCCGTCGCATCGAGTCTTAAGCACTTGATCGATTGTATTCCAATCGACGGGAACGTCATCAAAGTCCGCGACAAAGCCGTGAATCTTGTTGACAGGGTTCTCTGTGCTAATCCTAGCGTTTGGGGAGTCGCCTTCAGCCATTGAATAAAAGCAATGGTCTGTTGAATCCTTAGCACACCACTCTCGGTATTCCGCTTTATTCGCGAATGTCGGGCATGTATGCGTAAGGGTTGATAAGTCATCAGTTGCCGCCGTAACGACGGCGCGGTTGTTTTTGAGGTAGCGGTATTTCATTTGGTGTAAAAGTCTAAGATTTCTCCTTCAGCGGCAACAGGAATGTCAGGAATCCATGACGGTGCTGTGTGCATGATTTTAAGGATATCGGAAAGGGCTTGCTCTGCGTGCTCTTCAGGAACCTCGCAGACCATTTCGTCATGGACGTGGAGAATTACAGGATAGCCAGCAGCGTCAACACGAATCATCATGTCTGAGAAAATATCTCGGGCTAATCCTTGAGACATATTTTCCGTTAAGATCCCGCCCCATAGGGCGAAGTCGCGCATCTGGCCGTTGCGGACTAGTTTGCCGATGTAGCGGAAACGATTCATTCCGCCTGTCTCCTTCATCCGTTTGAGCTTGCCGTATTGCATAGAGCGGCCAGACGGTAGATCCAAACCAAAAGGTTCTTCAAGATTATATGCCATCACCATATCCTGATCCAGACTGCGCCAGTATTTGACGACGGTGGACATCTTATCGCGATACGTCTTAACGGCAACCTCTGCTTCAGCCATTGGCATGTTGCTGAATACGGAGAACTTGTTTGGTCCCATCCCGTATCCGCAGCCTAAGACGATTGACTTCACCTTGTG